GGCCGCCCACCGCGCCGGCCTGCGCTCCGCTGGGGATAGCTGATCGTGGCAACGCCCAGAAAGAGAAAGCCCAACGGCAAACTTGACACTGGGCGCCCCACCGACTACCGCCCGGAGTATTGCGAGCGCGTCATTGAGATGGGCAAACTTGGCTTCACGAAAGCCATGATGGCTCGTGACCTTGACGTTGCTCGCATGACGTTGGACAACTGGGCCGGCGAGCACAAAGACTTTTTGGACGCTATTACGCGCGCACGAGATTTGGCACTCGCGTTTATGGAGGAGAAAGGGTTGAACGGGCTTGATATGGCTGGGTTCAATTCAAGCCTTTACGCCAAGCTGATGTCTGGAATGTTTCCTGGCGACTACAGTGAACACAAGAAGGTTGAAGTGACTGGCAAGGACGGCCTGCCTTTGCAGCAGATCGCACCGGTCATCATCATTCAAGCGGATGAAACTGAAACTGAGCCAGGCGCAGCGTAATTTCGCTGGCAGCAAGGCTCGGTTTCCTTGTTTTTGTGGCGGATTTGGGAGTGGCAAGACTTTCGCGGCGATTCTGCGCGCGGTTGCCTTGAAAAGCCAGTGCGTTGGACAGAACGTCGGTTATTACTTGCCCACGTATGGCCTTGTGAACGACATTGCGTTTCCGCGCTTTTCCGAGGTGCTCGATTCGTTTGGCGTCAGTTTTAGAATGGTGAAGTCGCCAGACCCGTATATCGAGGTGCCGGACTGGAAGGGGCGGTTCATCTTCCGCACCATGGACAACCCGGCGCGCATCATCGGTTACGAGGTGGCGCACAGTGTCTGCGATGAACTGGACACGCTGACGGCAGACAAGGCGCGCGATGCCTGGAACAAAATCATCGCTCGCAACCGTCAGAAGTGCGGAATGCCGAACACGGTGGCCGTCGCTACAACGCCAGAGGGGTTTCGGTTCGTCTATGACCGCTGGCAGAAGAACCCGACGCCTGACTATGTTTTGTATCGGGCTCGCACCGAGGACAACGCCGCGCACTTGCCTGACGGCTACATAAACAGTTTGCGCGAGACGTACCCGTCAAACCTGCTGGCCGCGTACCTTGAGGGCGAGTTCGTCAACCTGGCCGCCGGCAGTGTTTACCCCGAGTTTGACCGCACCCTGAATGCCAGTGGCGAGACGGTGCAACCTGCTGACGTGTTGCACGTTGGCCTTGATTTCAACGTGACACGAATGGCCGCTGTGATTCACGTCCTGCGGGGCGATGAGCCGCACGCTGTTGATGAGATCGTGAACGGGTTTGATACCCCGGCCGTGATTGCCATTTTGAAAGACCGCTATCCGAAGCATCGGATCATGGTTTACCCGGACGCATCGGGTGGTTCGCGCCGTTCGGTGCAAGCCAGCCAGTCTGATTTGAGCTTGCTTCGCGCGGCCGGTTTCCGCGTGTGCGTGAACTCGACCAACCCAGCGGTGAAAGACCGTGTGCTGTCGGTGAACGCCATGCTGCATAAGGACGGCAAGCGCCGCTACAAGGTGAACCCGCAAATGTGCCCGAACCTGGTCGAGTGTTTGGAAAAACAGGCTTACGATAAGAACGGGGAGCCTGACAAGTCGGCTGGGTTCGACCATGCGCTTGACGCGGCTGGTTACTTCATCGCCTACCGCTATCCGCTGGTTCGCCGCACCGCGTCCGTCCAACCATTCCGCATGTAACCCATGGCCCTGCAAGTCAATCAACGCTCACCTGCCGTCGAGGCCATGGCCCGCGAGTGGCCAGCCATCGATGCGCTGATGGGCGGCACGTCGGCCATGCGTGCGGCCGGGAGGACGTTCCTGCCGCAACAGCCGCGCGAGGACAGCGAGGATTACCGCTATCGGCTGGACTGCGCGACGTTGTTTCCAGCCTTCGCGCGCACCGTGGGCGTGATGGCGGGCAAGCCGTTTTCAAAGCAGGTGCAACTGGCCGATGACGTTCCTGCAAGGCTGGTGCAACTGGCCGAAGACATTGATGGCGAGGGCCGCAGCCTGCACGTTTTTGCCGCCGATGTGATGCGTGAGGTGATGGCCTACGGGATTTGCGGCGTCCTGATCGATAGCACAAAGGGCAGCGTAGAGAGCACCCCCGAGCGCCTGCCATCGGCGGACGACATTGCAAAGGCTGGCATTCATCCGTACTGGGTTCACGTCCACCACAAAGACATTCTCGGCTGGCGGGCTGAAAAACAGGACGGCGGCCTTGTGCTGACGCAGCTTCGTATCGCGGAGACGGTCGAGGTTGCGGATGGCGAGTACGGGACAAAGACCGTCAATCGCGTTCGGGTGCTGACGCCTGGAACTTGGGCGCTGCATCAACTGGGCGAAGATGGCAGATACACGGTGATTGAAGAAGGCGTTACGCCCTTTCAAGAAATCCCGTTCGTACCCTTCTACGGCGCGCGCACCGGCTACCTGCAGGGCGCTTCGCCATTGGCAGACCTGGCGCACCAGAACATCAAGCACTGGCAGCATCAAAGCGATCAGGACGATGGCGTCAGGTTTGCCCGCAAGCGCCTGCTGGTGTTCTCGGGTGTGACCGATGGTGAGGTGTCGGAGCCTACCGCAGGAAGCGCCTACGCGCTACGTTTCGACAGCCCAGACGCCCGCGTGGTGGTGGTGCAGGGTTCCGCCGAATCGGTGTCGGTAGGCCGCAGTGAGTTGCAGGCGATGGAGGCGCAGATGATCCAGACCGGCGCCGAATTGCTGGTGTCGCAGCCTGGGCAGCGCACGGCCATGGAGGCGTCGATTGATGCTGAGGCGAACAAATCGCAGTTGCAGCGCATCGTGGAAACGTTTGAGGACTCGTTGGAGCAGTGCATGCAGTTCACGGCCGCTTGGATTGGTGAATCGAACGGTGGCAGCGTGGTGCTCTTCAAGGACTTCGCGGCGGGCAGCCTGAGCGATGCATCGGCGCAGCTTGTGATTGCCATGCAGCAGGGCGGGCTGGTGACCAAGGCCACTGCCATCCGGGAAATGCAGCGACGCGGCGCGCTGGTGGCAAACCTGGTGCCCGAGGAAGAATTGGCGGCGGTGGAGGAAGAAGGCCCGGCGCTGGGCTTGGTGGGCGATGGCAAGCGCGAATGAGTGGCTGTTGGAGGAATCGATCCGCCATGCGCTCGATCTTCGCCAGTACGAAAATGGCATCGTTCGCCGCCTGATCGCGGTACTCAATCGCACCGACTCGCGGCTGTTCGCAGAGCTGACCGAGAAACTAGAGCACCTGGGGCCGGACAGCTTCAGCGTTGAACGCCTTGATGCGCTGCTGGCCAGCGTCCGGGCGTTGAACACCGAGGCTTTTGAAGCGGTGCAACGCGAGCTGACGCAGACGCTGAAGGAATTCACTGACAGCGAGGTGGCGTATCAGCGGCAGATGCTGGTGACGGCCTTGCCGGTGCAAGTGTCGGTGGCCAGCGTTTCGGCCGAGAGCGTCTACGCTGCCGCGCTGGCCCGGCCGTTTCAGGGCGTGCTGCTGCGCGAAGTGTGGAAAGACCTGGACGCCCAGCGTATGAAGCAGGTTCGCCAGACGATTGCGCAGGGGTTTGTCGAAGGACGAACCACGGCACAGATCATTCGAGACTTGCGTGGCACACGGGCGAAGGGCTACGCCGATGGGCTTGTCAACCGCTCGCGCCGGGATGTTGAGTCGGTGGTTCGTACCGCCATGGGGCATTACGCCGGGTTTGTGGCGGATCGTTCAATGGAGGCCAATGGCGATCTGGTCAAGGCGGTGATGTGGGTCAGCACCTTGGATTTGAGAACAACCCCGGCCTGCCAGGCACGCGACGGAAAGCAATACACGCCTGACACGCACAAGCCGATTGGGCATTCTCTACCGTGGGGGCAAGGGCCGGGGCGCTATCACTGGAATTGCCGAAGCCACCAGGTGCCAGTCACGAAAAGCTGGCGTGAGCTTGGTGTTGACATGGACGAATTCACGCCGGAATCGAGGGCCAGCATGGACGGCCAGGTGCCGGCTGAAACCACGTATCAGCAATGGCTGGCGAAGCAATCGGCAGCCCGTCAGGATCAGGTGCTTGGACGGACGCGCGGGCAGTTGCTGCGCGCCGGCAAGTTGCCGCTGGAGCGCATGTACGACAACAAGGGCGCGTTCATCTCGCTTGAAGAGTTGCGCAAGCGGGATGCTGAGGCTTTCAAACGTGCGGGTCTGTAGCACAATGCCTGGGTGTCTCGCCTTCGCCTGATCGACAAGGCCCCGCCCACTGCAAAGCAGGCGGTGATTGAGCGCGTGAAGGCCATGCCGAACCCGCGCCAGGAGCTTCAATGCCCGCGCTGCGGGTGCCGGACATACGTCACCGTGCGCAATGGCGCCACCTTGTCGGGCGGCGCGTTGAAACACGGGACATTGATCGAGCGGTGCGTGTGTGCGCACTGCTACAAGCAGGGCATCACGCAATCGCTGATGCCGGTTGAGTTGAAACGAATCTAGGCCACCAGGCCACACCCAACAAACCCGCTCGGAGCGATCCGCGGCGGGTTTTTTCATTGCCCAAAACACGGAAGTCGGAGTAGGGCGCGCCGCGCGGAAGCGCACCATCGCCGGGGCGGAAGCCTTCGGAATCTCAAGGAACCACAAATGCCATTCAAGTTCACCCCCGAAGGCCAAATCGTCACGCAGGAAATCAACGGCCAAAAGCTGCCGGTATTCGTCCACGCCGATGGGAAGGAAGTCCCGTTCGATGCGGACTCGGCGCTGGGCAAGATCAGCCAGCTAAATGGCGAGTCGAAGCAGCATCGTGAGGCCAAGGAAGCGGCCGAAACGGCGCTCAAGGCATTCGAGGGCATCTCCGATCCGGCGGCTGCTTTGAAGGCGCTGGCCACAGTCAAGAACCTGGACGACAAGAAGCTGGTTGACGCCGGCGAAGTCGAAAAGGTCAAGGCCGAGGTGCAAAAAGCGCTTGAGCAGCAGTACGAGCCGTTCAAGACCAAGGCGGAAGCATTGGAGGCCCAGTTGAACCAGCACCTGATTGGTGGTGTGTTCTCGGGCTCCAAGTACATCGCCGAAAAGTTCGCGGCCCAAGGGCCTGCGGGGGTGGAAATCGCCCGCGCGCTCTTCGCGAGTCGTTTCAAGGTCGAGGACGGCAAGGTGATTGCGACGGACGCGACGGGCAACAAGCTGTATTCCCGTATTCGCCCCGGTGAAGTGGCAGAGGGCGACGAGGCGATTGAGCTGCTGGTGGATGCGTACCAACACAAGGGCGCAATCCTTCGCGGCGCAGGCGCTCCTGGCTCTGGTGCGGGATCGAGTGGCGCAAGTGGTTCTGGCAGTAACGGTGGCTCAAAGATCATGAAGCGGGCTGATTTTGAAGCCCTTGACCCGGCCGCTCGAATGGCCGCGTTGAAGGCTTCGCCTCAGATCGTCGATTGATTCGACTCTCTCCGATATTCGGCCCGCTGTTGCGGGCTTTTTCAATTGAAAGGAGCCTTAAATGGCCAATACCCTGACCGGGATCATCCCGACCCTGTACGAAGCCCTGAACACCGTTTCCCGCGAAATGGTGGGCTTCATCCCTGCGGTGCGCCGCGACTCGAACGCCGAACGCGCGGCTGTTGATCAGGTGGTTCGTGTGCCGCTCGGTGAAGCCGGTGCACTGGAGGACGTCACGCCCGGCGTTTCTCCCGCAAACTCTGGCGATACAACCGTTGGCTACACCGACGTGAAGATCACCAAGTCCAAGGCTGCGCCGGTGCGCTGGAACGGTGAAGAGCAGCGCGCGGTTGGCACCAGTGGCACCTACAACCAGGTGCTGGCCGATCAGTTCACCGACGCCATGCGCAAGCTGGTAAACGCGGTGGAGGTTGATCTGTCACTGGCTGCCAAAACCGGCGCTTCGCGCGCCTACGGTGTTGCTTCCGACGTGCCGTTCAAGACCGCTGGCGACCTGTCCGACTTCGCCGGCATCGCGCAGATTCTGGACGTGAACGGCGCGCCTGTGGTGGATCGTCAGCTCGTGCTTGGATCGTCCGCCATGGCGAACCTGCGCGGCAAGCAATCGGTGCTGTTCAAGGTCAACGAGGCCGGCTCCAATGACATGCTGCGCAACGGCATGACCGACCGCGTGCAGAACTTCGCGCTGCGCTACTCGGGCGGCATTGCCAAGCACACCAAGGGCACCGGAGCAAGCTACGTGACCGATGGCGCGCATGCTGCTGGCATCACCGGCGTGAAGGTGAAAACCGGCACCGGAACCGTGCTGGCTGGCGACGTGTTGACGTTCGACTCTGGCACGGACAAATACGTTGTCGGCACCGGCATCGCTGCCGCTGGCACGCTGCAACTGAACAAGCCAGGCCTGCTGTCTGCGGTTGCGGACGCGAAGACCGCAGCCATCGGTGCCGACTACGTGCCGAACGCTGCCTTTGCGCGCAACGCCATCGTTC